AGAAAGTGTTGTAAATGCTGGTGGATAACAATCATCATCCTCAAGACAATAACTATTGCTATTATCCAAAGATGCAGTGTTACCACCACCAACTACTGCTTCCCCCATCATGTAATCAAAAGCATCGGTAAAAGGATTCTCTCTATCAGGATCATTACGATTGTAATCATACCATGCATCAGAGTGTTTTATATCAGTGCTAATAGTAATGTCATTGTCAAGATTAACATCTCCATTAGGAACATTCACAACCCCTTCATCTTTTGAGGTTTCTATTTTAATGTCATCAGTCATTTTATCTTTTTTAATTGGATAAGTTTCGTCCATAGTTCCATTTAGTACATCGTAAGCAAGACTCCAAGCATTAACCATATTCAAATAAGAAATCGTTTACTAAACTATCAGCCTTTTCTTTTCCAAACTTAGCAGCAAGATAACCTCCTACTGGATCAAGTTTAGTCATGTAAGCATCAAAGTCTTTATATACACTGGTATCAGTACCAGTGGGTTTCTCATATTCTACCATATCCACATACTTCGTCAAGTATAACTTAAACATATCAAGATGTTCATTCACCTCATCTGGTTTACAATATCTCACAAAGATATTATCAGAGAAGTGATTACCCTTTTCAAAGAAACGATAGTCTTCTGTTGCTACTGGCAATCCTTCTACACGATATGGATATTTCTCTTTAGGATGCTGAAAATCAAAAACAACAATGACCTTCTTCTCACTGAATGCCATTAGATCCATACCAAAACAGGGAAGGTTACTCCCTGTCTTTGGATATGCTATACAGTTAAAGATATCAGCATGTTTACCATCAGTTATATCCACTTGCCTTGATTTAAGAAAGTGTGGATGTGAATGTGTGATAGCATTCAAATAAGTTCCTTTACCTTCCCAATTAGCCCATGAACCTTCTATCTTCATGGGCAACATTGATCTATAGGCACTAATATAGTCTTGCCAAATAGTCACTACACTTCCTCTTGAGTTGTTCCTAAATCAAAATCAGCATCAACCTTATCATACAATTCTAAGAATGATTGCTTAGTCTCCTCATCAAATCTGTTTACACAAACTTGAATTGCTTTTGACTTATCCTTAAAGATAGAGAAAGCACGAACAATATGTACCAATCTACGAGTACTGATGATCTCTTCGATACCACCATCATAGAATGTTTTACGGATGATATCACCCCAATCTACCAATCTCTTACAGAAGTTATCATCATTTATTTTTAGATTAGAAGCAACTTTAAGAAGAATCTTAGATTCAACAGAAGGTGATGGATAGTCTTGCTCAAATGTTACTGGGAATCGCTCAAGGAATGCTTCGTTGAGCACGTTGGTTCCAATGAATCTTCCGTCGTCTGATCCTTTACCTTTGGTATTTGCGGTTGCGATGACGTTGAATCCAGCGGCTGGCTTAACAAACTTTCCAATTTTCTTAAGGAAGACACCAGTTCCTTCAAGGACGCTCTGAAGGCAGAGGATTTTGTTTGAGGCAAGGTCGATTTCGTCGAGGAGCAAGATTGCACCTCGCTCAAGTGCTTCGATGACTGGGCCATTGTGCCATACTGTGGCACCATCAACAAGACGGAAACCGCCAATAAGATCATCTTCATCAGTTTCTATTGTAATGTTTACACGAATGAGTTCTCTTTTCAACTGAGCACATGCTTGCTCTACACTAAAGGTCTTTCCATTACCAGAAAGTCCAGTGATGAATGTAGGATAAAACTGCTTAGATTGAAGAATTTTTTTAAGATCAGCAAATGGGCCAAACTTAACAAAAGTATCATCAATTGCAGGTACAAGATTTTGCTGAACTACTGGAGCAACAGCAGGTGCATTAAATGACTTCTCAATGTTTTCCACTGCTTTTGTAGTAACTTGAAGATTCCACTTACCTTTACCAACATTATACTGTTTGATTTTTTTCGTGACAGTTGAATAACCAATATCATTCATTGCACAAAATGCTCTCACATCAGGTGCAGTAAACTCTGTACCAAAAGTTTTTTTCAATCCTTCAAAAACTTGCTTCTCTGTCATTTTAAGTTCAAACATAATGTAATTCGTTTCAATATGGCCATTATATACCTAAAAGAGATACCAAATACCTCTTAGTGGACACTTATATTATTGGTTGTATTTTTTGACGCTCTCTTCCCATTCCTTCATAGATGATTGCAATTGACCCTCATTCTCTTTTGGATCTAATTTATCATAACCTTTCATTTTTTTCCATTTATTATACAAAGCACCCAAGATCCATGCTTGAGAGAGTTGTTTAGGCCCATTCTCTAGCAACTCAAGTTGCGTCTTGCTACTTGTGTATGCTTTGTATTCTTCTCTCCAATTGGAGTCATCATAAAGTTTTGTCATTTAATCTCCGTATGAGAAAGTTTTTCCTTTAATTTGGGATTGACCATATGGGTTTTTACCTTGAGGTTTAAACCTACCCACATTTTCTCCTTTTTTATCTAATCCTCCTTTCCTTGTTCTATGAAGTGTAGCAGTTTTTTTCGTTTGAGTCAAGACGGAATCCTGTCCATACTTCTTACCTAGTTTCTTGACTTCTTTCTTAAACTTCTTCTTACTCATCTTACCACGATCTATTGCATAACTTTTCTCCTTTACCTTTCTTTCCTTTCCTGTCTCCTTATCTTTTTCTAAATATGATCCTTTTACTTTAGTAGGCCCTCTACCAAATTTACCACGAATATCTTTTTGTAATTGCTTTGATCTTGCTTGATTTTCTTTTCTTGATTTGTTACCACGATCAGCAGAGAGGGTTGCTATACCACTCTTATCAGACTTACTCTTTATTCTAGAGAGACTACTCTCTTGCATAAACTCTTTATATGTCTTCATCTTAAGTAACAGTTCCTAAATTTATTTATTTGTTTCTCTCCTTAGATGTTTTCCAAAAATAGTTTTCTTCAGATCCTAAACCATCACGATCATGACCATTTTCAACCTGATAATAAACGGTTGATACTTTAAAGTCTGGATCCTTTGGTGTTTCAGGTGTCAAACTATTATCATATATTCTCATTCTGTTATTTGGGTATAAACAGAACTGCCCATTATCCAACTCAATTAAATTATGAGACTTATGTTCAGATGGATTTTCACTTGTAGAATAATCTATAGCATCTACATCTTGATGATAATTATCTAAGGTGCATATGTATGTTCCTGTCTGACTACCATAATCTCTTGTGGCAACTTCAAAATGCATAGATCCTATGAATTGTTTCTGAACTGATATTACACCATAATCCATACAGTTCCAAAACTGTAGGTTATGTAATTCCATATCTGGATCTGGTTTCTCTGGTTCAGATAAGAAAGCACTAATAGGCAACTTATCATACATCGCAGCATACTCTGGTAAGTATGTTTCAAAATAAAAAGCACGGCCAGGTATCGATTTTGCCGATACCCAAATACCTTTTACATATTCACCATGACCACTTTTATGGTCGGTAAGATATTCTTTTCTTACCCATACCTCATAAGAGGGTAAATTACAAATCAATGCTGCCATAATTATGCTACCAATTCAACAAATTCACCAAGAACTTTTTTATTTAGTTTCTTGACTTTGAGAGATTTGACAAATGCTCTTTTGATATCTGCCTTTGAATCTGACTTAGGTTCAAACTCAGTGTCATCCGAAAGAGTCTCTGATGCCATAACAAGATAAGAATCATATCCTGAATTTTTAATTGAATAACTTTTATTTTTTCTCCAATCTTTTTCAATAACACCATACTCTTTACTATACTCGGAGTGATACATTTTTGCAAATCTCAATCCATCTCTTTTAGGGAGAACACGAATACCTATAAAGTTTACTGTAGGGAAATTATCTTTAAGATTATTAATCATAGTTCTAGTGAACTCATAATATCCATAACCAAATCTATAAGTAGTTCCCAACTTACGATCTCTTAAGGTAACAGTATCTGGATTGATATTGCGAGAACCCATATATGGTTCTGGTTCCCAATGTCTCTGAACTTCCATATGATATGGAATTTGTGAGGCCTCACCATCAGTCAATATAATACACTGAACTTTTTCTACCTTATTTTCTTTTTGAAAATGAGGAAGGATTTGATGAAGTGCAATTATTGATTCATTCAAAGGTGTTCCTGATAAAGATAATCTACGAGGATAAGTATAAGACATATATTGTCCACAAAAGGTTTGAGCCAATCTCCAGATATTAATCATCTGATGCTCTAATGTTTTGGCATTAACTTTACTTGTAAGAATATTCATCAAAGTGAAATGAGAATCAACAACCATTAGATTCTCTTTTGCTTCATAATGATGCGTCAGACCTTCACTGCTGCTACCTCCATACATATCGGATGATCTAAACCACTCATTACTAAAAGCATAAACTTCAAAGGGAATAGAAACTTTACGACAGAACCAAACAAGATTGTATAATTGCTTAAGAGTATCTTGCAAAACATATTGCATAGATCCAGACCAATCAAGAATGAATACTAGACCATGATTTTTACCATCAGGTAATACGGTTATCTTCTTAAAAAGATCCTCATTATACTTGTAAGTATGAAGTTTTGATGTATCTAAAACTCCAGTACGACTTGTAGTAGCACGAGCATATGCACTAGCAGATTTCTTACACTCAAACTCTTTTACAAGATAGTTAACTTCTTTCTGAGCATCTCTCTTAAATTGAACAAATGAGGAATCTGAATCTTCAAAAATATTATCACTCTTTGGTTCAATCCAAGTATATCTTGACTTACATCCATTTGCTATGAATGCAGCTTGTTCAAGATCAAAGTGAGTATCAATCTCTTGATGAACATCTTTGTTAGAAGCAATAATAGAATCTATATTAACTTTTGGCAATTCAATATAAACATTCTCTCTACCAGAAGTTGAAGTCAATCCCTGCAATTTATCAAAGAGAGACTCAGCAGTCTTAACTTCTAGATCTTCCTCATAGAATTTACCTTGATTAGGCTTTTGCTCTACATCTTGTCCACTCTCCTCCATCTGAGGTGATTCAATTGACTTTTGTTCACTTTCTCCTTCTTCATCTTCATCCTTATCTTCTTCATATTCACTAGTGTCTTGTCCAAGATCAGGACGAACATCAGAAGGATTTTGATGAGTGTCTATATCAGCAACCTTTTTCTGCTGATCTTCTTGCTGCTCTTTACAATACTCATAAAGAACTCTAGATGCAGATATTACATCTTCAAATGTCTGACATGAATCTATTAAATTGATAATCTCTTTTTCACGAGTTGTAAAAGATATATTAAGGAACGAACCAATCTTAAAATGTAGATTAGCACGATCAGCAAGGTTAAAACTATCAAGATCTTGACCATCTATCTCAAAGAAATCATTTTCATTGAGTTCATTGTATGCTCTATAAAAAGTTTTGGCAAGACCCATATATCTACGCTTGATCAACTTCTCAATTCTTGCATCCTCAACCACATTAATGAAACTATGAGGAATATCTTCAGGGGGATCCTGATTAGGAGTAAAGAGTGCATGTCCCACTTCATGTCCAACCAACATATCATATACAGTATTACTTGCCTTTTCCCAGATAGGAAGAATCAACACACGAGTATCTACATTGAACTGTGCTGTCTCAACCTGCTTATGCTCTACTACTAGATCTTCAGTAGCAAGTAACTTTGCTAGTTGTGACTTGATTTCTTGTCGTATTGGCATGTGTTTCGTTTTGTATATGGCCATAATACGACGAAACCCGCCTCGATGGACGGGTTTGTAGACACTTTATCAACTGTCTGCGTCTTTCTCTTGCAGACCGCAGTGCCTGTGGTTTAAGTTTTCGTTTGGCTTCCTTCTTAGAGTGGTGCTGCCAATTCGGGATAGAGTTGCTCAATGTCCTTCCTGCAGATAGTCCGTATATTATCTATAAGTTTATCAGTTCTCTCCAATTTATTGTTCTCATCATATGACAGTTTCTTATATGGAACATCCTCTGCCTTGAATGGAACTCCAAGAATATCACTGATCCATTCACTAAACTCCTCCCCAAAACCATTCTCAAATCTCCATAGATAGGTCTTATCAGAAATAAAATCCACTTGAGGTCTGTACCAATTCACTGCTTCAGGTAAAGGAAAATTATCAAGCATCATAGAAAACATCATAGGATCCTCCATTGCTTCTTGAATATCTTCTCCATACATTCTCTTCAAGAAACTAGAAGCACCAAAAAATTTATCAATAGGATTTCTTATAATGGCTATATGAGGAATACCCTCAACATCCAAATACTTCTCATACAACTCACGATGAAAATGGATAATTTCTATACCTTCAATACTGGTATGAGCATCGTGCTCTAGTTTAAAACCATTTTTTACAAAGTTTGTTGTTATGAACCTACCAGCAGTCCTTGGAATATGAACAAAAAGAAATCTCTTTCCAGAAGAATGTTTATAGACTGACATTATACAGTATCTAATATACGAATATTAGGTTTCCATCCAGTGCTTAACATAATAGAAATATCTGCAACATTATCATCAACCTCACCTGGTGTAAATTCTTTCACTGGTAAATCTCCATGTCCAAATGCTTCTGCTAGTTTTCTTACAGGAATAGATTCTCCATATCCAACTGGAACTGGGCCATTAATTTCAGTTTTAGCAGCGAGATATCTAATGGCACGACACACATCTTTAACATGAATCCAATCTCTTTTATGATTAGTAATATACTTTGCAGTGCCATCCTTCAACATACCATACAACATATTGTTACGACTATCTGGGCCATACACAGTTGTAAAACGCATTCCCGCACTATTTGCTGGTGCCATCTGTTCATTAACCCACTTACTCATAGCATAAGGATTTTCCCAATAGTTGCCATCCACAGCACTAGAAGATGCATATAAAAGTCTTGTCTTAGTTTTAGCACACCAATCAAATATAGGTTTTGCCTTGATAACATTATTCTCATAATACTCTTCAGGTTTCTCCATACTCTCACGTATGTCTGCCCATGCTGCTAGATGTATTACTATTTGATAATCATCAGGTTCAAAGTCCTTAATATCATCAGGACGATCTAAACCTTTTACAAGATACCCATGAGTTTTTCTCCAATCGGCAAAAACATACCGACCAATAAAACCACGATGTCCTGTTACTAATACTTTGTCTTTCATGTTACGGGCCAATCAATAACTTTTCTAATTTGTTCATTATACTTCCATACTTCTTTGAGCATGTCAGCATTTACATTATGGGATTCCATTTGTTTAATTAAAGAATTTATATCTTTAGGAAAACAAGTTCCACCAAATCCCCTATCATTATCTATACCAGGAACTTGAGTATGTGATTTTCCTATTCTACTATCAGCAGTAACTCCTTCACATACCACATCATAATCCATTCCAATTGCTTGGCACATATCATATAACTTATTAAAGTATGCTACTTTGTAGGCAAGGAATGTGTTAGAGAAATATTTGATGGTCTCACTCTCATCCGAGGAGGTAACGATGCTTGGTATATTAGGAAAACACTGTTCAAAGAAACGAACGAAATCATAGCATAGTTCAGGATCTCCCCCAACAATGTTTCTCTCCGAGTTAGCAAAATCTTGGATAGCATTTCGTGCAGTAAGAAATTCAGGATTGTGAATTACATTATGACGTTCTGTATATTTCTTTGTTGTACCAACAGGAACAGTAGATTTAATTACAAAAGTTCCTATCAGATTATCTGGAAGGTTTTCAAAAAACTGATCGAGAATTGATAAGTCACATTCTCCACCAAATCTCATGGGAGTAGGTAGACATACAAATATAAAATCTTGAGTTATAACTTCTTCTAACTTATTGAAAGATCTATTTTTATCTGCGTCGAATACTTTACATTCTACTTTATCACGTAGGTTTTGATATACAGCATTACCTACAAAGCCATTCCCAACAATTCCAATCATAATACAATCCTAATCATTTGTGACCATAATTTCCTTCATGGTATCCTTGATGGGTATTACCTTGAGGAAGTTTAGTAACTTTATATTTACTAAAATCTTCAGGTTCTGTATTCCATTTACCATCTCTTTTATATTGATCCCCTACAATATCAATATTCTTCCTATTACTTTGAGATCGTGGAAGATTATCTACTGGGGTTACTTCATCCTTTTTTGGTCTAGTAGGATTTCTTAACCTTCCTATTTTCTTTTCTTGACGTAGTTTTTCGTAATTCATAATGACATCCTGCTAAATCCTTTAATTTTTTCAAATCGAATTTGATCTTCAAACTTATCTTCCATTCCTGTCTTGTGAGAGATCACAAATATGTTAGCATCTTGTATTACATATCTTATGATCTTTAAAAATTCTTCTGTTCCTGTGGCATCTAGTGAACTATCAAATACTTCATCCAATACCATCAAGTTAGTTGAAACAGAATTTTTAAACTTAGCTACTTCTCTCCATGTAAAGAGAAGTGCTAAATCGATTCTTTGTTTTTCACCTTCACTAAATGAAGCATAAGAAAAGTCTTCGTGTATTGGAGACTGGATAGTTTCGTTAAACTCCTCATCAAGAGTAAAGTTAATGTAAAAATCCATCATCTGTAGATAACGGTTTACTTGTTGATTTATCAACGGTAGATACTTCTTGATAATTTTAGTCTTAACTCCTCCATCTTTCAATAGACCATAAGTGAAGTTATAATATTTGATTCTGTCTTTGTGTGAAACTAATTCGTCATAGGTCTCTTGGAGATTTGTTTTAAAGGTTTCTAACTTGTCATGCTCAGTATTTCTGTTTGCAAGTTGTTCGGTAATTGTTTGAATTTCCGATTCCAAATCGCTGATTTGCTTTTGGCAACCAGTAATTTTAGTATTGTTTTTAGAAATGCCATGCGTTAGTGTTGTGATCTCCTTTGATAGTTGGGTGAAGTGATGCTCTCGCTCTTGTTCTGTTTTAATTGCATCTTCGAGTTCTTTATACCCAGATTGCAACTCTTTGGCTTTAGTTTGAGCATCGTTGATTTTATTTATTCTAAAGGACTCATCTATAGATTGTGTACAGGTAGGGCAAACTGTATTGTCTGTGAAAAACTTATGCTCTTTAGTAATGGTAGATACTTTATTGGAGATTTTACCTTTAAGGTTGTTAAGTTTCACTAACTTTTCACCTGCACCTAGAACCACTTCTTGTTCTTTATTAAGACCATATAAATCATCATCCAACCCTTCATTCTTCATTGTAAGAACACATATTTCATCACTTAAACTATCTTTTTTATTCTTCTTTCTCTCAATACGTTCCTTACCACGACTCTCTATCTCCTCCATAAAATTCTCTTGCATAGAAAGTTTATCATTCAATGATTCTTTCTTCAATTCTAAAGTTCTAACATCATCTTTAGCTAATTTAATCTTATCTTTTATAATATTATTCATCGAAGAGAAGATTTTGATATCAAGTAAATCTTCAATAACCTCTCTACGATTAGTTGCAGTAAGTTGCATAAAAGGAACAAACGTACTACTACCGAGAACTACAATCTGTGTAAAAGATTTATAGTTCATCTTTAATACATTCTGTTCCAACCATTTCTGCTGATCATTTACAGAAGATGCTTGATCTAAAAGATTATCATCTCTCCATATCTCAAATATATTTGGTTTAATTCCCCTTACTACTTTCCAACTAACTGTACCAACAGAAAATTCCAACTCTATCCTACAATCTTTTTCATTAGTAGAATTGACCAATTGCCCTTTACTAATTCTACGAAAAGGCTTGTTGAATAAACTAAAAGTAAGAGCATCCAAAACCGTACTCTTACCAGATCCATTAGATCCAGTAATTAACGTAGTGGATTTGCCTTGAAAATTTATTTCAGAATATTGATTACCCGTTGAGAGAAAATTCTTCCAACGAACTTTTTCAAATAAAATCATGTTCCGTATTCGGAGGAATTACAATGTCATTTTTAGTGATTACAGTATACTCATGACCATGAGTTTCGCAAACACCAATCATCATATCAGGTTCAACTTCTATGACATGCATATCAGGGTAGTCCATTTCTTCTAAAAGCATAGCATATCTACAAGCATCATCTTCTTCTTCAAAAAGATATAAAACTTGTTCTCCATTGTCATCTTGAACAGAGTATGCACCCTCTGATTCTTTTCCATGAACAGTTAAGATATACATTTTAGTAACCTTCTGGTTCTTTACCAATTTCATATGGATTATCCATACTAGACATATTTGGATAATGTAAATAAGTACTTAAGATGTACTTAGTATCAACTGTTGGAGGGAGTCCTTTATGTGGATATTCCCAAGTAGGATTAAACACTACCACTCTACCACGTTTTGGCGAAACATTCAAGTCCTGTCTAGTAAAGACCGTGCTTCCTTCACAAGTATTTAAATAAAAAAGAAATGATATAGCTCTTTTAGCAGTCCTTTCTCTTTGTATGTCAACATGCTCATCAAAACGATCACCATTACCAACAAGATATCTTTTAATTCTAAATTCCTCTAATTGGTTAAAAGGTGGTATAAATTTTGAACCAACATCATTCTTATATTTGTCATATACTTTAAGAACAAACTGAACTAATCCATTAACATGTTGTATAGATGCTCTATTAACACACATCTCAGTAAATTTTGGACAATTATTTCTATTAGTTAATGTATGATGTTCTTCAGACATCGATTCAAATAACTCAATTAAATTTTCACACCATCCATCAGGAATTGCTTCATCATAAACACGTATAGTATCAGTCACACCGTTTCACAAGCCTCCCTATAAACATCTTGAAGCATCTTCTGTATTCTTGATTTCTCTAAGTTAATCTCAGAATCTTCAACATATCTGTTGAGAATAGACAAAGTATCCTCAGACTCGAATGCTTCAAAATCTTCAGACTCTTGGAATTGAAAATTCTCAATTATCTTCAGTTCTGCTACATTTGATGAATATAATTTATCAATAAATTTTTCAAACTTTCTAGGTTTAGTTTTCTTCTTAACAATTAATTTTACAATCTTATCCTCATAAGCACGAGTATCAAAGGTTTGATAATCATCATCCTCATAATAAATGATCTTAAAGATCCTATATGGATTATTAACTGGTGTATGTTCTAAGGTCTCTGTGTCAAAGAAATGAAACCCACGTTCCTTATCATTTACATCATTCCAGAACATCTCATAAGGATTACCAAGATAATAAATGTTCTCTTCATTTGAACGACAATGATAATGTCCAGTATAAGTTTTCTTAAATTTTTTAAATATACTCCAATCCATTCCATGTTCCATCATATGGCCTGGAGTTGCTCTGAATCCATTCAACTCAAGATGTCCCATACACACAGGAGAATTTGATTTATTAATCATTGCAACACTTTTCTTTTTATTCTCAGAATTAATCCAAGGCACAAGAAGAATACTTAACCCACCTACTTCTATAGGAACAGTTTCTGAATAAACTTTTATATTATCATACTCTCTTAATAATAAATCTACTGCATTTATATCATTTGTATTCTTATAATATGCTGTATGATTACCAACTATAGTATGGACAGTAATGCCCATATCTTTTAAACGATCAAAATAATTATCCTTTGCCCATGTTAATGCAGAAAAATCTACACCCTTACGACTATCAAAGGTATCACCCATATCAATAATCGTGGTAATACCTTCCGCTTCAAGTGCAGGAAAGAATACATCATTATAGAACTTTAGAAAATAATCGTGAAAAAGTTTTGAATTTTTTCTTGCTCCAAAGTGCTGATCAGTTATGATAGCAATCTTCATTAATAACGAAGCTTAGAATGCACAGCGTCTTTGATACTATTATAGTCTGCAGAATCCATTCCGTCAACCTTATCACCATGCATGACTTCATCAAAACCAGATCTCTCAAGGATCTTATTTTTAATTTCTAATTGTCTTTTTTCTCTTTGTATCCTACGGAGAAACGCATAATGTATGATCTGAGTAAAGTAAGCAAAAGGATTTTTGGATTTCTCAGGATTAAAATTATGAATGTATTGGACGCAATTTTCGATTCCATCAGAGATCATGTCCTCCTTGAACATATAGTTAACAAAATTTGGTTTAAAAGATAAATGATTTGCAATCTTTAGAAAACAATCACCTATGTAACGAGGTATAACTGGTTTAGTATCCCATGAAGATGCTCTACCTGCTTTATCTGGTTCCTCACCAAACTTCTTAATATAAGTAATCTCTACATCTTCACGATATCTAATCAAAGCTGCAAGAAATTCTTTATTGTTAACATAGTGCTCCGACCTTTTTCGTTTCGCCATAGTGCCTGGTTTAATCATAAGTCTTTATCACTATTATGTAGATAGTATAACATTTATACATCAAAATGGCAAGGTGACAGGGTGACAACTTGACAACTCATAAAAACCAAGTAGAATAACTCTGTCAGGGTTCATGGGGTAGGCCTAGGCTTTTTTTTTATATTAGCTATTTTTCTTTTTATATATTTTTTCTAGTATATCTTTAGCATCATTTACAGAAGATACATATCCCATTCTTCGAGATAACTTTGGTACTCCAGATTTGCTACGAGCCATATCTTGAACAAATTGTTGATAGACAGATATAATTTCTAAGTCTGTAGATTCTGAAAGAGTTATAACTTTATCCATATTAATAATAAACATATCATCCTTAGTTGTCTTTAACCAAGGTTCTACTTTATATCCAACCATTGAACCTTTTTGTTTTACTTCAACAATTGTGATAGGACTATGAAGAATGAGCATCGTGCGACCTTCCTCCTCGGATGCTGCTACTTTAGCATAGATCTCTTCACCTGAGTTTAATTTAAGTGTTGCGTAAAATTCGTCTTCTATCATCTCTTTAGTTGGATAGTGATTATTTCATAATTAAAGTTTTCTTCGTTGTAAATTTTAATTCTTTCTATGAAATGATTTAATGTGTAATTTTTTTTAGATTTATTAGTGCAGTCATCTGCTATATCGTAAAGCACTGCTTTATGTTTATCTTTTCCTTTGCGAAGTACTCGTCCAATGCTTTGGAGATTTCTAATTCTCGATTTTGATGGTGAGGCAAAGATAACGTTATGGAGGTTTTTAATATTAATGCCTGTAGAAAAAGTTCCATAAGATGCAACGATAATAGCGTTGTTTTCTTTTTCAGTAATTTCTCTTACTGATTCTCTCTCTTCAGCATCGACCCCACCATGAACAAAAAATAATTTACGTTCAAGCTGCTTACTATTATTTATCAAATCGTAAAGAACCCGACCATGTGCTTCGACTCGTGAAAACAGAACCAATGTATTTCCTTTTAAATCTATTGTGAGATTTTTTATAAAATTATTTCTTTGTTCATGAGTTATTAAATATTCTATCTCATCCTGATAGGTTTCAAATTTTTGTGGAGTGTGTTTAAGTATTAAACATTGAATATCTAGTTTCGATAAATGACCTTGCCTCATTAGTTCTTCTGTTTTAGTCACCTTGTATGATGGACCAAACAACCCTTCTAAGACCCATTTATGCGTCTGTGTACCGTCTAATGTTCCAGTAAACCCAAACCTATACTTGGCATGATGAAGTTTTGTCATTATAGATATTAATGACTTACTCTTAAATAAGTGAGCCTCATCACCAATAACTACATTATATTCTTCAAAGAAAGATCTTTCTAGTTTATAAACAGATTGCCAAGTAGTAATGGTAACAGGATATTCATTTGTTTTTTCTTTTCCCGAATATATACAGTGACAAAATGACTCAGCATCCCAACCATAATCAAAGAAGTCCTTATACATCTGTTCTACGAGAGATGTCGTTGGAACAACTAAGAGAATTTTTTGCCCTTTCTCAACGTAATATCTTACAAGAGAATATATCATCAAAGATTTGCCTGAAGCAGTGGGTGATATCAATAACTTTCTATTATGTTTTAAGGCATCGTATACTCCCTCAATTTGGTACTTCCTGGGTTGATGATTGCAAATAGATGCCATATAATCCTTGACACCTGAATGCGATATACCCTCATTTTCTTCATAAGGAGTTCCGTAATATTCATTATCTACAAACTTATAACTATAATCTCTTCTCTTACAAAAGGAAACAATTCTATCTAACAACCCAATATAAATCCTCTTCGATCTTAAATCGAATAAATGTATTTCACCGTTCCAATTGCGTTTTCTGTATTGAGGCATAAACTTTGCCCCTTCTACTTCAAAAGTAAAATGATCCCTCAGTTCATATTCTATGTGAGGTTCAGCATTAACTTGTAGAAATACTTCATTCGCCTTGGATATGATGACATTGGCTCTTTCGTCAATCACCTAGTCCATGCATCTAATAGTATTTAGTTACCCCTGTCAACCCATCCCAGATTGGAATCTCATATACTCAATAGCATTTTTAATCTGAAATGTTCTGTTCTGTATTACCTTAAGAATACTTTCAATATAAACAAGCATCGTATCATAATAATCTATCTTTAAATTTGATGTAGATAACTTTTCATCTGCATCGAGATACTTGGTCATAGTATCTTTATCTCTTATCTTCTTTGGAAATGGATTCTCAATATAAACTTCTGGATCTGACTTTCCACTAAAATATTCATACCGTTCATGACGGATGTTCTTTCTTTGTTGTTCTGCTTTCTTTCTTAATAAGAAGATTGTATTATATAATTCAAAATACTTTGCATGTAGAGATGGGATATTTAATGACTCCGTATGAAGTTCATCTGGATTTATTTTTGAATCTTTCTCCCACATCTCTTGAAGTTTCTCAAGAGTAATACTCATAAATCAGTTCCACTTAAATCAGTTAGGTCGTATATAGTATACTTGAAAGATACGTCTGCTGTAAAGTATTCTATATCTGTATCTGTAGCATCAAAAGTTAGAGTTGTCAAGCTTGTAGGGAATAAATCTTTAAAATTGACATTAAACTTTGCTACCAAATTACTTGTTAATATCTGAAGTGTTCCATCAGAATAAACATTTTGTTTGTCTTGAACATATCTTCCTTGCAACAATCCACCTTTTTGAAGGTCTCTAAACTCTTGAGTGCTTTCTGGAAATCCTAATCCTCTTATCCAATTTTGAATTTCCATAAAGTTTTTTAGATCTTCATCAACTAAAAATCTTAAAGTCAAATCACCAAAATCAACCTTATCACCTGGTGTTGGAATGTCTCTTAGGTATGTTGGTTGAACTGCTTGTCCTAAATTTATATCAGGAATATTTGCCTGATTACACATAAATGCGACACCAGGACTTCTTTTTAAACTAAATTTAAACCCTACAGGTGCAAGAAAATTTCTATTCTCTATCTGCGAATCTCTTCCTCCAGTTGCCATTAGTTCATACAGGTCTCCTACCAGTATTTAGGACAAAAAAAAGACCCCCCGAAGGAGGTCTTTGAAAGTATATAAGCAACTCGCTTACATAAGGTTTTTAACAGCAACACGTCTGTAGTAACGGTTTTGGTTAACATTAAGTCCACCTTGACCTTGGTTGATGCCTTCAGCGAATGGGTTTGCGACAATGCCGTAGCGAGTCTTAAATCCAATTTTTGGCTGGAAGGAGTTCTCACCCACCGCACGAACCATCTGTAGTGGAACGTAAGGACAGTAGAACAGACCTGCATCATAAGGTGAAGTACCTTTGTATCCAACAACGTAGTACTGATTACCACCAGTTGGAGCACCGTTTGCAGATGTTAAGTTTGCAGAATATGGGTCAATGTATACTCTGAATTTACCCATAAGCGTACCAGCAAATGTATTACCAGTATCATCAACGTTAAGATTAGCGTTGAGTGCAGGAGTGTAGTCAAGTACACCAGCCATGGTTAGAGCAGAAGCAACGTCTGCAGAACACATGATGATGTTACCCTTTCCACGACGAGTTCTTTGTGCGATAGCGTTCGCATCTCTCTCGATCTGGAATAGAAGTCCTTTGAACTTCTCAACTGACCATCTACCGTTGGAGTCAACGTCTAGGTCAAATGTACCAGCGTTTGCTACGTTTTGTACAGCACCTTGCTCTGCAACCTTGTAGATAGTTCTGATAACTTCTCTGTTAATCTCAGCAAGTATCTCAGTACTAAGGATGTTAGCAAGTTCTGCTTCAGCGTTCAATCCGTGGATTGCCTTAAGGTCTTGAGCCAATTCTAAACTGTACTCTGCCTTTAGTGCTCTTGACTTCGCAGTAACGGTGACTTTCTCGATTGAGAATGCCATCTGGTTGAAGGCATTTGTAGTCGTACCATCAAGTTTTTCTGCGTCGTCTGTACGCATACCCTGACCAACGTTGTAGCCAGTAGATGCAGCAGAACCAGTTGGGTTCAATACAGCAGGGTTGGTAGCACTTGTACCAGTAGAACCCATACCAGCAGCAGTGTCTGTCATGCCGTTGGTTAGGTCGAAGCCGAAGTCCTGTCCAGAATACGCTGAATCTGCTTCGTTATAGAATGCTTCGTTTCCACTCATGCCATTTGGTCCTGGACCAACATAGCGTGAACGCATTGCAAAGATAAGTCCAGTAGGACCACTCATTGGTTGAACACCAGCAAGATCGTATGCCACCAAGTTAGGCAT